GGCTCGTCTGTGGGATCGATTGGACGGTAGCGTCCTGCATAACTCATCTCCTTTTGTAATGCTTCTAATGTTCGATACAGATAAGGAGTTAAATCCAATCTGGGATCTGCAGCCATTGGTAAATCAGGTGACTGCGGGTGGGGAGTCTGCATCATGCCCCCCACAAGGCGAGCGAATTGAGAATATGCACTCTGCAATTCATTCACCATCCTGAATGGGAACCCAGATAACATCTCGGCTCTTTCCTCGTCCGTTTTAGAAGGGAAAAGGTATTTCAGTGCTTCAATGCTATCAACACCTAATTCTTGCAGATTTCGTACAACAATGGAGTTATTTAATACGTCTTGGGTTGAATCTTCGTAAACAGGACCCATCCAACGCCATTGAATGGTGACATCACCATCAGGAATCAAACCAAAAACACCTGGTGGAATTTGCTGTGTTTCAAGGCAAGCCAACATTAATTGCTTGACCTGTTCTTCAAACATATCCATTGCTTGTTCATACGCAGCAATGTCTTCTGCACTTGCTGTTTCTGGTAATTCAAGAGGCTTTTCTAAACCAGCGGCAGCAGCAAGGCTTTCACGGAACAGCTTTTCCTCTTGGAAAATAATTAGCTCAAGACAACGACAGATTCCGTACGTGTAAATTGAACTGCTCTTTTTCTTGGATGTCGCGGCGACGCGCCCAAATAGGGATTTGTACTCAGTTGCAGTAACACCAGCAGAAATCGACAGCTCATCCACACCGCCAAGAGCAGTACGAATTTCTTCCCTATACTGTCGAGCGAAAGAGTTTTGGTCACCGGTAATCGCGTCAGGAACGATATAGCCAACACGGTCATTCGGTTCCAAGTTTGCAATTACTCGCGGTACTCGGATCTGACCATCGACGCCACGAGATACGGGATCTGATTTAAACCGAGATTGGCTTAAAGCACCGGGGCCAGAAAAACCTGAACTAGCTGCAATAGATGGACGCTGGACAACAGCATCTCCACCTGATTCCATTAAATCAGTTTTTGGTCTTGAAGAAAGTAGCGTAGGATTCCCAAAAAAGGTTACGTTCTTCCGCATTGTGCGGATCATGTCATCATGCGTGCAAATGTGATTTGCTAACGCATCAAATTCACCGACACCTTCTGCAGAAAAGCCTTTAGCGTTGTTGAAAATCTCAACACAAGGAATGAATCCAAGTGAATTTTTAAATGTTTTAGTCTTCCCTTGTATGGCTTGGTAATTAGTATCGAATGAAATTTCACCTTCTGAGTGTGTTTCTTCGATAGTTTTACGTTTAATAGACAGACGAATATAACGCTTGACACCACCACGGCCCATACCTGCTGGACCAGAAATCGTGTCAGACTCGATGTCCTGCTGGTAACCCATTCCTTGACGGACTTTATAGCTGTAGATGATGACCACTTCATCTAATTCACCGTCGATGTTGTAGAAACTTCGGTATTCGTGACGACGGAAGTAATAGAGACGATAGTTGTTCTGTGTAGGACGGATGTAAAACATCCCTTGTCCATCACACAAGAAATAGTCCCAGACAGAATCCAGGCGTGTATCCAGTTGGTTGTATTTGATTACACGGTCAACAAAATCTTTGCGCTGACTTCCAAAGTTGTCTTGCGCAGGAAAAAACTCGACACCCTGTCGGATGCCGAACAGTTTCATCTGGGCTAGGTGAGACGCAACAATACCCGTATCGATATGGGAACCCCCATCCTTATCGAGATAGGAATCAATAATTTCTTTGAGTCTGGCTTTTGCGTCTACAGCCATCCAACTATTTTCCTATTTATCTTTATTGATCTTAGCAGTCTTCGCCTGCTTCTTTAATGCAAGCCACATCTTGAAGTAGAGAATCTCAGCACGGCTATAAAGGTGTGCGTTCTTGATGGCTTTTTTTACAAGCTTTTTACTTTTTCTTTTTATCTTTGTAACGTCGGGCTGCACGTCCTTCTTTCTTTGCTTTTTCTGTGTTGGAAACGAACTGTTTCCCCTTGCGGCTTCCGGCTCGTTTTTTGGCATCGGTTTCCTCCCTTTCTTCTTTGGATAAAGACGCCCATGCCTTTTCAGGCAGGTAGCGTTTAGTAGAACCATCTTTTTGAATTGCTTTGTCTGCCATTTCAAACCTCCAGTTCTAGGCACTCAGGCCATGTTTTACTTTTAAAGAAATAGTGTAAGTCAAGTCTTTCTTCTCGGTTCTCAGGCTTTGCAAAAAATGGGTCTGCGTACAGTCGTTTAATTGCGCCGTGATATTGAGAGCAACTAAGTGACCATGCAAGCAGAACCGGGGTAATCATTTTTTATTTTTGATGTAGTCGTCTAAAAATTTCTGAACTGTTTCCGCTTGCTCGCTATGGAGTTTGCTACTTTTTTTCAGCTGTGCTGGTAGCTTTTTAATGCTTTCAGGTAAGTTCATTTTTTGCTGTCCTTATACTTTTTAGCCGCACCACGGGCTTTCTTGCGCTTTTCATATTCATCTTTTGTCATCCACTTCTCTTTACCCCACTTCTTCAAGTCTTTTTGTTTCTTGCCTTCACCACCTTTATAACCACCGCCTTTCTTTTTATATTCAGCAGCAACCATCTGGGCCTTTCGAGCAGACCACTGACCAGGCTTGCCTCCCTTTGAGCCAGCCATGATACGCTTTTTAATGCTTTCGCGCAGACCTGGCTTTGTATATTTTGAGTCGTCTTGTGCCATCAGGAAACCATCTTGTTGACAAAACCGTTAGGAAGACTTACGTTCCCTGGTTGGTTGAGTTGAGGCCCACCATAGAAACCTGCATTAGCAACACCTTGCATGTTGCCTACAGCACCGGGCAGATTACTGGAACCAGGGATGCCTGCTAAAGGAAGGCGTAACGGAATAGCTTCTTCCGGAGGAAAGCTAGGATCACGCTTATCACCTTTTAATTCTTTTTGGTTCGGCAGTAATGGCCTGCCTACCGAGGCACCCCCACGAATCGGGAAGCTGACTCCAGCCAGGTTTCCTACAGCTCCTGCAATACCAGACTGGCCTGCGTAATACATAATCTATCCGCTCGATCTTTTTATTTTACTCTTCTATAACTTCGTAACCCGATGGGTTATTCAGTTTGGTAAGAGTGATTCCTTCTCCTTTCATGTTCCATTCGAGGAGATCGCCCTCTAGCCAACCCAGCTCTTCCAAGATGTCTTCGGGGAAAGTAACGTACTGATCACCGTTCTGATCTTCTTCGATCTCCAAAATGTAACTCATTTCTCAAATATCTTTTCCATAAGCTTATCAAGCTTATTGTTAATTTGTCGAAAGTTTTCGTGCATGTCCTGGATCTCTCTGAGAAAATCCACCTTCAGCACGTAATCTAACGGCATGCGATTGACCTGATCTTCCAACATGTCGATCCTGTTTTTCTGTGAACTGATGTAGTCGAAAGATTGTTGGATCCGCTCTTTTTGCCGATCAATAATCTTGCTTGCAACCCAGCCACCGCCTGTAAAGGCAGATACAATCAAGGTTGCAAACGCAGCAATATACTCTGGACCCACTGGACCAATCTTTTTTTTAATTCTACGCTTAGTAATCGAGGTGTAACTGCCCTTTTCTAGCTAGACCGTTAACAAGCCAAACCAACGCATCCACACAATCGTCATGGCTACTAACGCCGAAATTCGTGAGTTCCTCGAAGAGATTTGTGAAGTTCCGGTAACGGTTAAAGATGATCTTCCGGTCTTCAAACATGCCCATGATTCCACGGAACCGTGCAAGCTTATCTGCACGGAAACCTTTTACGGGATGCCAAATGAGGTTGTAGAGACCCTCGTTATTGAGGCAGACCCGCTTGAAGTCAGCCTCCAGTGAAGCCTGGTATTGCACAGCTTCAGACCAGATATCACAGGTAGAGAAAGTCGGGTAGTAGTTCTTGTTTTCATCTATACCGATGATTGACCAATCGTTAAGGAGTTCTTTCATTGCATCGAGTTTCTCAAGATTACCCATAACCCTGATCCGCCTGTAATCAATGATATGAATGCGATCACCGATACGTCCGCCTAGGACCATAACGGTGTAATCGTTTTTCTCCTTGGTTCCTGCCGAAAGGTCTACCCCGACACCCAAGGTGTCAAACTCGGTAGAGATCTCTGCTTTAACAATCAGTTCTGGTGCCAACGATAGTTCGTTCTGCCTGACGACCTGATTCATGTATTGGAACGAGAATGCAATCGGTGCCTGTCGTTTCTTTTCCTTCAGGTAGTCCAAAGACCACATCTCGGGCCAATAGGACTTCTCATCTCCTGTTTCAGGATCATTGAGAATGGCCGATAGAACAATCTGGCTCCAGTTGTTTTGTTCGTTGAATGTTGTGGAGTGAATATCATCATGTCTAAAGCGCGTTCCCAGGCAAATAGCTCGGGCACCTTCAAACATCGTTGGTGCAATAACAGCATTCCAGTTTTCCTGCATCTGTTTTCTGATGTCAGGGTTGGCGATGTCAGCTGCTGATTTGATGGCGTCATCAATCATCACCAGATGAGAACGTTTTGATGTCACTGAACCTTTCAATCCAGCTGCACATAGTGTGAACTGTTCTTCACCTGTGGTATCAATACCTGCAAACTTATGGTCAATCGACCAGTATTCGTTACTTGTTACGTTCTTGAGAAGACGTACAGAAGGGAATACTTCTTGATATCGCTTGCTTTCAATAATTCGTTTAATTGTTGCCGACTTAGATCTTGCAATGTCCACGGTATAGGACAAGTACAGGATCTGTAGAGGTAGTTTTTCGTGGGTGTGAATACCTATGGCCCAGGCTGTAAGAAGCCCTAAAACCGTTGACTTGGCAGAACCCCGTGGTGCAAGAAGGTCAACGTTAGGACCAGCAATCTTAATCAGACAAGAACTATCTTGGTCCGTGACAAAGTGACGATGCCAATGCTGGTGATGTTCTGCAGGCGGTTTATCTGCTACATACTCACAGAAAAAGCCAAAGTCTTCACGGGCTTTCTTTAAAAGTTCCGCGTTCTTTGGCTTCTTGATTTGTTGATTGCGTGCCGCAGCCTTGGCATTTCGTCGATAAGCAAGGTGCGTATAACTTGGCACGACAGTAGATCAATACTACTTAAATGCTATCTTATTTTTCTTCTTTCTTGTCTTTTTTCTGCTCTTTATATTTACGTGCTTTTTCCAAGGCAGCCTTACGCTTTTCCTTGTCGCTCATCTCAGAGCCATCTTCTTTTTTGGCTTCTTTCTTCTTGAAGTACTCAAGAAGCTGAGGCGGCATTTTCTTCTTAGCCATTTTTAATTACTGTCGCACTTATAGTGCTCTGCGTATGAACTTATTTTAATTGACCTATTCTTCCAGCTGCATTCTTGCCCATACGCTCATCGTTGCTTCTTCCAACGGAATCTCGATTGGGTCGTCTTTAAAAATGAACATTAGTTCACGGATAGCACGGTCTGCACCTGCCATCAACAAACCTTTTCTGTCACGGGTGCTTGTAAACTTCTCTACCTGGTCAATGTGACCACGAAGTTCTTTCTGCATGGAAGCAACACGTGCAACACCAGCATCACGCTTAACAATACCGTTTTCTACGTCTTCACGCAGTTTGCGGATGTCCTCCTGCATCTCGTCGATTTCGTACAGGAGTTTCTTCCGGTGATCCGGTTTCTTGTAGTTGTCTTTGACCCAGAGATCACAGGGCTGAATACTGCCTTTGTAGCCAAGAAATCTGGCATACAAATAGATCTCGATAACTGAGTAGTTATCTGAGCAAAAAGCAGTGAACGATTCTTGCGTAGCGGCGTCTAAGTTATCGACCCAGGTGTCGAATAACTCAATATCGATAAGCTCGTTGGGCCTGATCGTAGTCCCGCTTTTCGTCTTCCTGGCGGAATCGCTGCTGTTGCGCCGCTGATTCGCGGGTTTCGCTTGCGCCCTTACCGATGGTTTCTCGTTCTTGCTCACCGGCAGTCTCCATTTTCTTTTTGGAAAATTCGTAAGCCACGCCAGCAGCTTTCTTGTACTTATCTAGATCAAACCAATCATCGGCATCGGTTTGTCCTGTGGGTACACTGCTAGCCATGGCTTATCAAATCCTAGAAGAAATTATCAGAAGTTGCCCATCATGCCAGCCAGACCGGTGGCGAAGATGTCACGGCGGCCTTCGAGAGACTTTTGACGCTGCTGACGGCCTTTAGAAGCTTCCAGGCGATCCAGGAGCTGCTCGAACTTACTAATATCAAAATAATCGTCGGCAACACCTTGTCCTGCGGGAGTTTGAGCCATTTCCTTATAAGAGTCGGAACTGAATTAATTATAACAAGTGAATATTTAGAAGCTAAACGTGCCAACCAGGGATTTATACAGTTCACCCTGTCCTTTAATCTTCTGAAGTTCTTTCTGTCCTTCGCTCTTGAGTTTGGTGGTTTCTTTGTTGATTTCACCCTGTAAATTAGTCAGGCCAGCACTGTAAAGGAACTGACGGCTGTCACGCACATTTTGAAGTTGCGCTTCAATTTCTGCAGGTGTGCCCTTGAACTGATCAGCAAAATTAGGCAGGCTAACTTTTGTTCTGTCGGCCAGATCACCTCCGTAAGAAGGAAGCAGGTTCTTATCAAACTTAAAGGTACGCACGCCAGTCTGTTTACCATCAGCAGTTTTATCCTGCTTGCCAAACATCGTGTCGTAGTAGTTGTCCAAGTAGCTCTTGTTGAACTTATCTTGGTACTCACTTCCCTTTAACAATGAATCTCGCAGGTCTTTAACGTTGCTGTAATAACCTTGAGAGAACCTCTCTGTTGCTTTCTGGCGTTCCTCTGGAGTGGCTGCCCGACCCAAGATCTCTTCGTACGCAGCAGTAATACCGGTATCACGACGTCCCGGAAGAATATTTTCTAAATAGTTTTGTGTGAGTGCAGTTGCACGGGCACCTGCTGGCATATCGTATTTAGAACGATAGCCTTCTAAACGAGTCTGTGCATCATTAAAACTAATTAAGCCTGCGTTTAATTGGTTTTGTACGTTATCAGCGTAGCTTCCGTATCCCGCTGCACCTGCTTCATTTCTAATTCGAGTACGTTCATTTTCATCATCTATTGCTTGCTGTGCGCGATCGTCTATGTTTTGTTGTCTTGTAATCTGGTAGTCCAGATATTTTTCAAAACTTTTATCCTTTTCAATCTTTGGTGATTGATAGGTGATCTTAGGGCTTCCGTACATTATTTATACCTCAAACAAATAAATTTTCGACGTTGACAGGTGCAATCCGGCCGAACATACCCATCATAGCTCCTTGTCTATCTGCAAGAGTACGTTTTAAAGCTTCCTTATTTTGACGACGAGATAATGCTTTGGCTTCTTCGGATCCCTGAAGACCAAGAAAAGCTCGGCGTTCAGCCATATCGCCAGCTAACTTCAACTCCCGTAAAGGACCTTGCGTAAAAAGTGCTGCTTTTCTTTGGCGATCATACGCCAGATCTGCACCTGTACCCGCAGAAAAAACCAGGTTGTTAATATTACTTGCTTCCTGGAATTTGCTCATATCGCGGGTCATCTCAACTTGATTCTTGAGTTGATCCGCTGCCGCAGCTAATTGCGCGTTAGCGATATTGGCCTGCGTTCTCCGCTGGGCCATGCCACCGAAAATACTTGCACCAAGATTGGCAATGCCTAGGCCAGCTGTTAAGGGATCCATTCCTGTACTTGCGCCTCCTGAACTGTCTGAAGAAGCTAAACTTCCGCCTGGGGATACCATTTCGCCAGCTGAGGAAATATAGCCTCCGCCAGCTAAACCAAAAATTGGTATTGTTGAAGTTCCTGCCATGGCTTTAGTTTACTGCACCCTATTGGAAATACCTAAAGG